AAAGCCTGTTCTGACATTCGCATACATATTCAATGTCGGGACATTCCCTTCCGACGTAAATGGACGGTAACGTAAATGTCTTTGTTGCTTCGTCAAGTAATCCCACTACGATAATGTAGTCATCATCTCTTTCGTGGATGGCAAAGTTACTTGAACGCTTTCCGTTTCCTTCATCATTAACAAAGATATCCTTGGCTCTGTCCCAAGTGATACCCGTGAAGTCTATCTCTATCTTAACGCCGTCGCCCTTCTTAAAATCTTTGCCGATATTGGTAAGAGAAATCTTGAAGTAAGTGGTAGCGACATTAGCCCACATGTTTGTGGTAGCGGAATATACCTTTAAAACCGACTTGCCGTCCTTGGTATCAATCTTGTATGCGCCATCGGTCGGGTCGCCGACTCCGTTCCATAAGGTGATGTTGCTTCCCTTGGAATCCACCTGCTGAAACGTAACGGATGTGTTTGATGCCGTAAACGTCTGCTCGATGTTTCCGCTCGTGGCATCACTTGTGTTGAACCACACCTTATCGGGGAAGATAACAATGTATGCGCCCATACGCACCATTGTCTTGTACGTTTTGTCGTCTAACTCTATGCCTGTAGAGAGCGTCTGCTTTACGCCGTCATAATATAAATCGCCGTCATCAACCCAAGCGATTTTAGTTCCGCTTGAGATGCCTTGGAAATTGGTAAATACTTTAACCGCTTTGCGTCTCTTCCTTGATGCGAGCATAGGGAAGTAGTTAAGCGTTACGTTCTTCTCGTCATAGAAGAATCCTTCTTGGCAGGATAACTGATGATTGTACCCTGCGAACTGTGTGTTTATCTCTTTATTCAACTGTAGATTATCGAGAATCGGGTACTTCATGTTATCTCCTAATAGATGTGATATGCGTTGCGACCTTTCGGCATGTGGTTCTTGTTGACATGCTTTGCGTAGTCGTCAAAGTACGCATTAAAGAGAGTCGCTGATACGTTGTATCTCTGCGTCTCTTGGTTCTCTTCATCTATCTTCATTTTGATATAAGCAGGGTATAATTTATCGTAAGGAAAGTGGGCGATAAGTTCTTTGTCCATATCGTCTACTGTATATTTGGAATAACGTATCGGCTTTATGAACCGATGCGTTAAAATGATGTCAACATAAATAGAGTGTTCCACCTCGGCAAGCCATCTGACTTTGTCCTCAATGGAATACTGATTGGGTTTCATTGCATCTACATTATCGATACATTCTCTTAATGTCATGGTCTACTCCTAAAAAGGGGAGACTATGTCTCCCCACATTTATGCTTCACGAATACCGAGATTATTGACGTAGTCAATTGCTTCGTTCTCGGCTCTTTCCTGTGCATCAATGATGGCTTTGAGTTCCTTGGGTACATAAACCGTCTCGCCTCTGCGGATGAGATAGTTCTTAAAGTTGATTGAGTAGAACTCTTCCTGCGAAGCCCTCGGGTCGGGGATTCTTCGAAGCATTACAGGAACTAATTCGGGTTCTTTCTTTGTTACGATTTCTTCTTCTGTTACTGTTTTCTTTTCTGCCATAATGTTCTCCTTTAAGGGATTAAGGGGAGATGGCGAATCTCCCCTGTCCCGATTTTAATTAGTTGCCTTCGTCAGTTGCGGAGTAGGACGAGCCTGTTTCTACACGAAGCATTCTCTCCTGATAGAGAATCTTTGCGCCGTGATTGAACTTGTAACCAACTGTGCTGAACTGATTGAGAGGCCCACCTATCGTGCCTCTGTCTTTGATGATGAGTTCCATGCCTTCACCTGCAGGTTCAAGAACACCGAAAGCGTCCTTACCAAATGCAAGTGCCGCATAAACAGCACCACCCTGTGCTCCACCTTCACCTGCGTAGATAACAGTATCTTTTGCGATATTGGTTACGCCTGTAGCAAGAGTGAGCGATGCGCTACCTGCCGCACCCGAAGCCGCAGATGCGATAGTTGCTTCTACTGTGCCAAGAAGAATAGGTCTTCCTGCAAGTGCGGTTGCTTCGTCAGCGGTAATTGCTTCGTTAACGGCTACGGAAGTGGTAGCAGGAGTCGTGATTGCGGTCTTAACAGAAAGGTTACCTGCGGCGATAAGAGGAGCGCCCTTGTAAATCTTTACGTTGTTGGACTCGATGAATCTGATGCCGTGAAGCGTTCCGATTTCGCCGTTGAAGATAGGTGCTACGTCAGCATACTTGTGGAACTCTTTCCACTCTGCTGAATTACGAAGGTCGAATGCCTGTGAAGGATGGATAACCATTACATAGGTGTTGCCTTCGTATGTAGGTGCTTTGCTCTTCTTAAGCCATGTAGCAACTTTTGCTACGAGTTCGGGGTCGAGAACAGCCGTTGAATCAAGTGCGTCTCTCTTGGAAACAGGAGTCTTTGAGCCACCGCTCTGTGTGGGAGCGTATGCTACAGAGTTACCTGCTACAAGGATGTTTCTTGTAAGGGTATCGTAGGTTTCACCTTCAGCCGCACCCATTTCCTCTGTTGCTCCGAAGATAACGTCGTCATAAGACTCAAGTTCAAGTCTGTCGGAAATAGCAACATAGTCACCATGCTGATTGGTTGATGCGGTAATTGCGGTCATACCAAACTTCTGACCTGTAGGGATAACACCTTCAGAAAGAGGAGTCATAGCCTTTGCGAAGGTATTCCACTTTCTCCACTCGATGGTGTTGCCCTTGTAAGGCTGTTTCTTACCTAACTGTGTAAAAACCATCTTCTCACGGCTGTTCTCAAGAAGTGATGTGCCGTAGAAGGTTTTCATGGTAGGCGACATATCTTCGCCTGTAGTTGTCTGTGTGGTTACATTGATAGGCTCAATGTTGGGAGTTCCTGCGTCTACATGAGGCGTATGGAACAACTGTAAATCGAATTTTCTCATAATGTCCTCCATTAATTTTTGATGGTCAGCGGCTCATCATTTTTGATGAGTCGGTATGAGACTATTTAAGTCTCTCGGGGTTTTTTCTGAACATATCGGCGGCGGCTCGTATCTCTCTTAAACTCATTCCGTTGAATGATTGAGATATCGTTGCCGATGCCTGTGAGGACAATCCGTTTTCGATGGGTCGTGACTTGTTTGCCGCTACGCTGTTTGCTATCTGCTGTGTAGCAATCTGCGCTGTCTGCAAACCCTGTCTCTGCATCAACTCGTCGTGATGTATTGCTTGGTAAGCAACTGTGGTGTCGCCCTGTGTAACAGCGCACATGTTTCGGAACTTCTCGTTCTGCATCTCAATGTCCAAATCGAACTCGGGATACATTGCCTTGGTTCGCTCTGCGTTCCGCAAGAGACGATTAATCTGTTCCTGCTGTGCCGCCTGTTCTTCACGCATCCGCTTTTCCTGTTCAAAGGCATCGAGCCTTCTCTGCATGTCAAGCGATTTCTTGGCTTCTTCCGTAGACAGGTCATGTTCCATTGCGTATGACTCAACGTATGAGTCGTCTTCGTCAATCGCCCTTGTAAGGCTGTCTAAAAAGTCTTCGGAGTTGGCGTCCAAACCATACTTGATGGCTACTTTGGACAATGCATCTGTCATCTTGACGTTCTGCTCTTCAACACCTTTGTACTTCTTAAGCCTGTCGGAAATGGTCTTGTCCATGTATGCCTTGTGCTCTTCCTTGTATTCATCGGACTTTATAAGGTCTGTGAACGGAATGTGCGTAGGCTGTGTGGTGGTTTCCTGTACTTCCTCTGTGGGCTGTTCTACCTTCGGCTCTGCCTTGGGTTTGTTCGCCTCAACAGCGTTCTTGTACAATCTCTTTGCTCGCTCGGGGATGTGAGCAGGTAATACGTCTTCTCCCGATGTCTCTGCTATGCCTTCTGCGCTACCACCATCTGCGCCGTCTCCGCCTTCTGCGCCTTCGGCAAAGAACTGAAGGTCAAGCCAATATTTTTTGAGCATCCTATGTGCTCCCTTCTTAAATCTGTCCGTATGGTGGACGACCCCTATCGTCATTGTGAACCAATGATTTATTAATGTGCGCACTCCCCCCTTACGGTGAGATGTACATTGTTCGGGTAATTTTCGTGTAGTAATCGTGTACCTGTCGTGAACATTTCGTATACCGCACCGATTATCGATGCGTATCCTTCCTGTGGACATGCCGATATCGTTATCTCTCCGTTGTTTTCGGATAAGGCAACACCCCCGAGCAACTTATCTGTGTTGTCTTCGAGGGTATGTGCCAAGGAGAAAAACAATATTGACATTGCGGAGCAGACTATGTCCTTTCCGAGTTCCGCATAGTCTGCGTGTCCTTTCATCGTCACTTTGTACTCGATTCGGTCTATAGTGACGTTTATCATCGTACCTGTGTGCTTCCGAGTGCGTTTGCCCTTGCTCTCGTTACTCGGGGATTCTCCTTTTTCTCTTCTTCGAGTTGTATTTCCTCTTCTTCGGGCGCTTCCATCGGTACGGGCTGTCCGCTCTGCTCAAGGATTCCCTGTGCCATCTGTTCTGCGAGCATCGGGTCGTACTTCTGCGCCAAGGTAAGTGCTATCTGCTGATACTGTAAGAGGAGTTTAAGAGTCATATTGTTCTCCTGTACTCGCTGAAGCACCTGCTCTTTACCTTGGAAGTCCATCATCTCAAGGCATGCCGTTGCTTGGTCTGCCATTTCGGGATTGAAGATTCCCTGCTGATAGAAGTTGAGCGCTAATTCGTTCTGCTCCATCTTCTTGTAGGGACTTGACTTCTCTGCGGTTACCTCGATGTCAAATTCGGGCTTTCTGAATCCCATGTCCTGTCCCATAAATATCTGCGGTTGAGGCTTGAGACCTGCGTTCGAATACTGTACGAACTGTTCGCCCATTGAATCGGGTACGATGCGGAATGTACGGGGTACGTCGTAGAACTGACGTATCAACTCTACAACTTGGTATATGACGTCTCTGTACGCCCTGTAGAACGCTTTATTTGTTGAACGGGCATTTTTACCTGCCGCTTCCTGTAACGCCGCTATAGCGCTTGCGGCGGTCACTCCCGACGGCGCTACGCCGTTGTTGGAGTCTTGGTTCGACGTAACGTACTTCAGTTCTCCTACCTTGTTGTCGAGCACCTGCACATACGTCGATGACAACTGATTCGATTCGATAGGACGCACATTCTCGTCCCCGATATTGCCTTCTACATGGACGAAAGGCTTCGTGGTGTCCTTAAACTCGTCCATATTGACTCCGCCGTCTCCACGAACAAAATAACGGGGCGTAGCACCTGCTACCGTGTTGTCGACGATAGCCTTGTTCATTACGTCTATCTGCATCTGCGTATCCCTGCCGATGTCCGTTAAACCGTACCCTACAAGGCTTCCTTCGATGGGATACAGGGATTGGCATACAAACGGGTACAGAGCGTGGTCGTAGAGTCCTCGTTCGCTCATCGGCTTTCCTGTAGGCACTACAAGTGGCATGCCTGTTTCGGGGTCTACGTCGGTTCTTGTCGGTACTGTGGTGTCGTTCTCGGTCGCATAGAGCACGATATCGTCAACAAACTTGCAATACTGAAGCACTTTGTGTCCGTTGTACTCGGTGTGGTAGTACCAATCGACTACGACCGACTTGTCCTCGGTGTTTACGTTGTCGTCGTACAGGTACTTCGCCAAGGTAATCTTCTTACCGTTAAGGTGTCCTTTGGTCTGCGGATACCGCTGTTCGAGGATTTTATTGCTTACCAATTCGGTATTGAACAGTTGGTCGGACTCCTGTATGTCCGTGATGCCCGATTCCCAAAACAGGTTGATGAAGTCGATGCGCTTGATGGAGATGTCACCGAGTCCGTTGTTCTTTGAGCCGTCCCAAAAGATTCCCTGTGCGCTTCCGCCCTGCTTGAGCATGTACCACGCTACGTCAGAATATGTCTCCTCGTACTTGTTCTGCTCAAGGATGATGGGAACTATATCGGACAACTTGGTCGCTTCGGCTTTGTCGTCCGCCTGTCGGGGCAGGAAGTTACATGTCGGGTACGAGTCCATAACGTCCGAGTAACGGCTCTGTATGCACGACCACAGCCACGCTGACGCAGGTCTGAACTCGTCGTCGGACTTGGAGTGGTAGTTCCATTGGCGGAGTTTCC